CATAAATTACATCTTCACGTGGATTAATATAAGACTTACTACCAAAAGTAATAATTCTTTTTGTAGAAAGTTCCTTAACTGTGATTAGAAGAATCTCTTCATTGGCAGATTTGATATCAGGGAAACCATTCTCAGTTGAAGTTTCGATATCAATTGTGAATACTTTAATTTGTTCCATATCCCAGTTGACATCATGGGAATAGTTATCGCTGATGTATTGATATGCGTAATTTGAGTTTCCATAAACATCAAACCCCTGAACACCTTCATATCGTTTAATAAAGTCTCTGGTCTCTTTAATAGTTCCAGGTTGCACTTCATCAACAAATGTTCCCTCCAGTGTCTTCCACTTGGAGGGTTTCTTTGAAGTTACGTAAAGAGTAGGACTGAAGTCTAGTTTACGTTGGTATCGTTTACCATTCTCAACACCTCTGATGAATATCCTATCACCAATTGGGTGTACTGAGGTATAAAATTCCATTAATTCTTTCCATACATTAACATCATAGCATCAAGAGCACAATCATGAACAGGGTGATGCTTAATAACTTGTGCTCGCTCAAATTTGGGATGAACTACTTCACAGTAGCCATTAGTTCCACCGCTAAGTAAGTCAACTGCAGTTCTCACGTCCCTCCACATATTATACCCAGTAATAGGTTGCATGTCAAGTTTTTTGGCCAGTGAATCAATGACCATTTGATCAAGAGATCCACGTGCCCACATAGTTTGTCCATTTGCATTCACAAACTTGTTCATATAGTTATGCAACTCTTTGATTGCATCTTCTGCATATATATCAGTTGAGTTCTCATCAAAAGATACACTGCGAGTATATTCGTGTTGGTTTGCCCACCACTCAAGAGTACTAAGATCTACTGAACGACCAAGTCGTTTCGTTTGATCTTTTGCATTTAGTTTAACAAAGCAAGCTGAGTCAAGTAGATCTTGATAGGTTGGTTTATCAGCTGGGTCAAAATGAATTAATGCAGCTGAAAGAATAACTGCAGTAGATTCTACACCAAGGGTCTCTACATCAAAAATAAACATTAAAAGTCCCTCGTTTCACCTTCTTTAGTAAAGAATGCGCTGAACTTTTGCTCATCTGTCCAATCTTTACAATAGTCATTATCAACATCACAAATATCCAATGCTTCCATTTGAGAAACAACTCGATGACTTACAATAGTTTCGCCAAGCCACTTCTGTGAAAATTCTTTTGGTCTTTCCATTGTTACATCATCTAAAGCATACTCAGGATTATCTTTTGGAGCTTCAATCATATATCGTTCACGAAATGTAGAAATACATTCAACCATTACCCATACTTTATCAGTCATTTTGTTTCCTTTTTATTTCAGCTTCATGTTCATCACAAAGAGTTCGTATCCAACCACCGCTACGTCGCTCACCTTTATTACCACATCGTTCGCATGTTCTTCCAGCCCAGATCTCAGCCATAGTTTCCATACCGCTGATTCGTTCATCACCACCTTGATAATAGAAACGAAGACCACCGAACTTCTCTTTAATTTGTTCTACTTTAATCCAATCAACCTTTGGTGTGATATCAACACCTTCCTGCATGATTTGTTCTGCTCGTTCAATGTCCCAGTCAGATGGCACTCTACCTTTGCGACCAGTCAAAAAATCAAGGAGTTCTTCCATACCTCTATCAGCAGCACGTTGGATGCGCAGGTCACGAGCACGCATGTTGCGTCGCCATTTAGTATAGTGGTCAATCTGACCAATCAATGCATCAATGATAGGAAACCATCCTTCACCAATAGCAAATCCACCATATTTTTTATCCTCACCAAAATAACGAGGATATTTTTCAGCCATGTGTTTTGCAAATTCTTCGTAGTCCATATTAATACCAAGTCCTATGTTTTTCGGCAACGTGTTCATTGCCGTCATATTCTTCAATTTCCCATTCAGCATCATCAGGAATTTCTACGATCTTCAATTCAGCATGAGAACCAGCAGCAACTTGACCGAGTTCCTCAACTACCTGAACTAGAACTGGGTCGTTGCGTTCAACACTTCGGTAGTACCAAGTCTGTTCAGAGTATTTTGTATTGTATGCTATACGTTCAGTTACATTCATAGAATAAAAGTCTTCTCCTTCTTTTTGTTCTACACGCTCTTCTGGTGGAACTAGCCAGACAGTGAATAACCCCATAGATTTAAAACGAGTATCGTCCTCGATCCAAACTGGAATACCTTTGATATCCCAGTATCGTTGGCATCCAATTTTAGAAAGACCAAACCCACCGAAACAATTGTTGATAACTACTTTCATAATTTCTTCACTTTTAAAAATTTGTATACCAATTTATCTTTAATCATATCAGGAATAGTAAGGTAAGGTTCTTCTAGATTAAATGGGCAACCATTTATACCCCATGCATTATTCTTTAAGAAAGATTTAAAAACATTAATATCTTTCTGGTCATCAGCGTTAAAATACCGCTTGGGTTCCATAATTCTATCTAGAATCATTTGATATCCTTATTAGTGTCAGCTACATCTTTATCATCACGAAGTTCAATAAAGACTGGAAGAAACAAACTCTCATCTCCCAGCTTATTCTTTATTCTACTATTATACTTGATTGCCACAATTTTGTCAACTATATTTTCTTTCCAATATTGTTTTCTATGTGCATCTGTAAAACCAGATCCTACATTTACCTTTACAATACCATCTGAAGATTCACAAACAATTGCACCAAGCATTCCTGCAGCTTTACCTGTACCTTCTTCAACTGCAACAATCTTAAGATCGCATTCAAGTTCTCCCTTGAATTTAATCTGATGTTTTGCACGTTTATCTTCCCAAACTCCGTTACTATCTTTTAGGATAATACCTTCATAACCAAGGGAAAGATAATTATGGAATATCGCTTGAGCTTCTTCATAAGTCTGAACAATATCAGAGGAAACCAACCAAACCTTTTTATTCTCTGGACTTTGTTTAATAATAGACTCTTGTAAAGTTGAAATGCGTTTTGAGTATGGAGTTGGGCAACGACCATCAACAAAATATGCATAGGGGATTAGATCCCAAACGCTGGCGTGAACCATCGCAGCTTCTACTTCAGAGATGGTTCCTTTGTTTGCTTTGTTGAGGATTCCATTACCTGTCTGCCGATCAGCAAACTGATGATCACCAGGAAACATAACCAGAAGTTCGCCATCAAACACGCAATCAATATCGCCAGCAAGAGAAATAAATTCTTGCTCAAGATTACCCAATAGTAATATTTCTTTTCCATTTCTGCTCCTAAATTCGCATTTACCATCACGAACAATGGCATTAAAACGCATGCCATCCATTTTCATCTGCGCATATGCAGGAAAATTTATTTTGTCAACCAGCTTCTGTTCAAACGGAGAACAAAGCATGCAAGGATACTCAGGAACTAATCCCATCCAAATATCATTAACAGTTGACGCTTGAATACCACATTTTAAATCTTTCTGAATAATCCGCTCAATAACTTTAGCATCATCTGGTTCAAGACCAGAAAGAATTGCACGGAGATGAGCAATTGCTGCATTACCAGTAACTTCTCGACTGGACAAATAATATAAATTCTGCATTGCCATCTCAAGTGAAGACTGATGTTCTGAATCTTTACCAACGAATTCATAGTCAGGAATCTTTCGTTGATAGAACTGAGTAAATGGATCCAGTGCCAGCCGAATCACCTCACGCAAAGTTTCGTTATCGCTATTGGCTTCTAGTTGCTCGATCTTGAAATTGCGTGAGGCATTTGCAGCAAGACTATTAAAAAATTCATTTAGATTCATTCAAAACTCCATCAATATGTTTACACTTACCATGATACTTAAAACCGATACAACTGCAATACATTCCATGTTCTGACTTTTCTACAGTATAGATATGGTCTTTTGTGCCTTTGACTTGCCAAATCTGATGCGTTGGCTCTTGCCCTTTGAAATACATATTTCTTTTGATAACTTTGAATTTACGATAACGATTATCAAAACGAATAGGATTCTTGAACATCATAAAGTCTTTGGGGTTATTCTTCTTGAAGTAACCGAAAATCTTTTCCATATTTTCAGTCATGATGTAGGTATGGTTACAATCCATACCATCTTCCCATTTAGTAATTTCTCTTGCGAGAATCATGCTGCTTCCTTTAAGTAACCATAAGGTAAGCCAAACAAGTAACAAGCATATTCAGCATCACCATTTGCATCAACAGAGTCCATCAACCAAGCAATAACACGAGCACGATTAGTGCCAGTATGCATAAGGTTAGTAACCTTGTCTTCAAACTTGAGAATGGCTTCTGCTTCGTCAATCTTGCGACATAATTCTTCACGCTCGATCGCATCAGCAAGCACTTCGAATTCTTTCTCGAAGTCTTCCAGCGTCCAAGCACTGGTGTCAATGCCACGAGGACGAGTACCATACGCATCCTTATACATATCCCAATACTGACACTGGGCTTGCTCCAAAGGCGACATCTCATTCCATGATAACATATTCACATTCTCCATAACAGTTATTATACCCTAAACAATCTTGCAAGACAACAATTAAATACCACACTTACGAGGATAGCCAGTGGCAAATCCAGAAGTCCCAGTTGAAGCATTGCGAGTAGTCTTTCCAGACATTCTTTGCTTTGGTGCTTTGCGTGGCTTGATAACTTCGATTGAACCACCACGCTTCAGGAATGCTTTCAACTGCTTTTCAGTTTCGGCACGCAATTCAGATTTTGATTTCACAAGTGTATTTATCATAATATATTTTATTTCTCAGTTAAAAATTAAGGGCAACCAGATTCTTCCCATTGGATTCGCT